GCATTGCGCTTTAGGCCAGTTCTACTACGTTGAGAACGGAGGATGCCGTGTTTTAGGCAAATCTCGTCGTTTAGACAAGTTGACCGTTCCCAATTCCGGTGATATCACTGGTACATCAGTACCAGTCCAATTGGGTAATATGTCTGTCCGTCCTATCGATTTAGAAGATAGGATGGAAGCTTTGCGTTTATCGTGGAAAGATTTACCACAGACAACTCTTGAGTTCTTGTTACAAGTCGGACATTTAGACTTCATTCCTATCTCGGAAGCAGGAAATCAGTACCAACTTGAGTTAGATCGTAAACGTAACCGCGTAGTCGGGCGAATAGGGTGCATACAACAAGGCGAGCTTAAGGCTCGATGGATTGCTAATCCAAACCGCGTTGTTCAGTGCTTTTTGAAACCTCTCCAAAATCTATATATGGAGACTCTACGTGACCTACCAACTGATTGTACTCACAATCAAGATGAAGGTGTTACATGGGTCCAAAAGATGCTCCAAGATGGAATCGAGTTATCGGGTTCTGACTTGTCATCAGCAAGCGATTTACTCTCTCGTGAAGCTTGTGCTATAGCTGTCGGGTCCTTTTACGGATTTGATCAGATACGTGATTATGATTTACACGTAAAGCACTTTTTGGAAGTGTCCGCCCTAGAATGGCGATTACCGGATAACTCTGGTGATACAGTTACCTGGCAACAGGGACAACCATTGGGTACAGGACCAAGTTTCGGTCTGATGGGCTTGACAAACAATATCTGCGGGTTGGTGGCTTGCCACCGCTCCGGTATTCCGTTAGACTCATATAGAGTTATAGGGGACGATATTATTATGAACTCTAAGGCTCTAGATAACTACACTCAATTAATCACTGAGTGCTTCGGGGGAGAAATTAATCTCTCGAAGACCTTAACATCATGTAACGTAGCAGAATTCGCAGGAAGGATTATTACTCCTAACCGGGTATACCTCAAAAAGGTAAACTATTGCGATCCTAGTGATCAAAATTTTATGGCCATAATGAGCCAACTCGGACCACAGGGTATATCACTTCTTCGCCA